TGTCTGCATTAACTCCCGTGCAAGGCGAAAAAGAAGTGTCTGACTATCAGCGAATTAAAACCATTGGCAGTCAAGGGTATACCGATAAACAGGCAATTGAGCTTGTCGGCACACTTTACACAAGCAAAGACAAATCTTCAATGTTGCCGTATTTAACTACTTCAAAGCATTTGTTATCGCTCTACCTGACCAACAAAGACTCCGAAATGATAAGCATGAGCGTTCCTGCAAAGGTCGCAAAGGACAGCGTAGAATATGAACTGACCGACAAGGAAAAGAAAACATTTAAAAATACCTATGCAAACTATTTTAACTCCCGCGTAACGAATATAACCACAGCAGAGCAAATAAAAAAACTGCGTGACAAAGCTTTCGATGCCGCTAAGAGCGCGGTAATTCAAAACAGATAGGGAGGAAACCAATTTGAATGAATGGGCGGTTGTTGGCGTAATTGTGGTTCTTGTTGGACTGGTCAGCGCGTTTGTGAAACCATTGCTTGCGTGGAACACAAATCTGACAGAGAACACGATGGCAATAAAAGGTTTAACCGACAGCATAAAAGGCAACGAAAAAAGCAACGCAGAGGAACATATCGCAATTTGGGATGTTGTTGAAAAGCATGACGAAAAGCTAAACAAGCACGACACTGATATTGCGGTGCTAAAGGAAAAGGTTGGGTGATTTAAACGGTTAAGACAATTAAACCCGCAAAAATATCAATATTCGATAACCGAACGCAAAAGTTGTCTATGGCACAAATCAAAGCTATAACGGGCGCGGATTATGTTATGAATGGTTCGTTGTTCAATTGGAGCGATTACTCTCCGTGTTGCGATATTCGCGTTGGCGGTAAAACCTTAAGCAATGACCAATGGAGTTATTTTGGCTACGGCTGGAATGACAACGAGCTACCAAAAGTTATGAACAGTAACGACATGCTTGCGGTTGACAATTATTTGTCGTGTCTTTGGGTGATACATAATGGCGAAAAACAGCCACTAAACGATAACGCAGTCGGAATGGGCGGTTCGAGAGGTCGTACCGCTTTTGGGTTCAAAGCAGACGGTTCGATGGTTATTGTTTGCACGGACGACAAATCTCCAATCACGCTATCACAGACACGCGACAAACTGTTTGCTTACGGTTGCATTAATGGCATTATCCTTGACGGTGGAGGTAGCTCACAGATTGATACACCTGACGAGGACATTACAAGCACTCGAATTGTCAGCAATTTTGTTTGCGTTTGGCTAGACAAGCCAACAGAAAAGGGAAGTGATACATTGAATATCATACAGCCTAATTATAAATGGGCATATAGCGCAACGCTACGCACGAAAACCGATAAGATTGTTTTACATCATGTCGGAGCAAAAGGCAAGTTTACGCCCGAACAGATACACGCTATGCATTTGAAAAATAAGTGGCGTGGCATAGCGTATAACTTCTATGTGCGTCAAGACGGCACAGTTTATCACGGACGAGAGGAAAACGCCGCAGGAGGGCATACAGAGGGGTTTAACCTAACTTCTATCGGCATTTGCTTTGAGGGTAATTTTGAGGTTGAAACAATGCCTGACGCACAGCTAAAAGCGGGTCGAGAGCTTCTCACTTATCTCCGCGCAAAATATCCTGATGCAAAAACCGTACGACACAGCGACTTGAATAAAACCGCTTGCCCCGGAAAGAATTTCCCATTCGACAAAATGGCAGCAATTGAAACGGTACCAACTAGCAACATAATCTACCATGTGCAAGTCGGAGCATTTACCGTTAAGGCAAGCGCAGAAACATTACAGGCAGAGCTTAAACAAAAAGGCTATCAAGCCATTATAACGGAGGTAAAAGTGTGAACAAAACATGGTTAAAGGCGGCGACAGTCCGTGCAATCAAAACAGTGGCGCAGACAGCAATCGCAACAATCGGCACAACCGCACTCGTAAGTGAAGTCAATTGGGTAGTGGTCGGTAGTGCGTCGCTCTTGGCGGGTATTCTTTCACTATTGACTAGTATCGCGGGATTGCCAGAAGTGAACTAGCAACTAATACTTACAAGTTCAAAATAAAGAAAGGCGGGAGGATTACCTCTCGCCCTTTTTAATATGTATTTATAATCCCGCCAACATTCGCTCGTCTTTCATTTTCTGCCATATATCATCAGCGGTTGTGTCCAGAAACATTGCGTATGTTGCACAATCGGTTTTGAAAAAGTGCTCCAGTTCGTCAAAGGTTAGGTGTTTAACTTCTTCACCGCCATTGCATAAGTATCGCCAATCGGTGACAGCTTTTTCAACGATTGCTAACGCTAAGTCTTTCCAACCGCTTTTTTGACCTTTGCTTGTTATGTCGTTTGTTTTTGTCATTTGCTTTCCTCCTTTGTATATCCGCATTTAATCATGCTTGTCATTGGCGTTCTCACAACATGTTTGCAACCCAAACAACAATGCACACAAATTGTTTCGCCATATCGCTTTTGTACCGCTTCGTGGGGGCAAATGCTAATAGCACCATCTTTGTAGTTGTGGTTGCACTTATAACAGTGTGTTGACATATTGCCCCCCCTAATCTTCAAATGGTAAATCTTTATTTGTAAAATCCAACTCTGATATATCGCCAGTTTTGCCACACCATACCATTTCGGCTAATCCTGTTTCGCCATGACGGTTCTTTGCAACAATCATTTCGATTTGTTCAAACTCTGGTTCAATGTAATCCTTTGCGTTTTTGTCGGAATAGTATTCTGGTCTATGTAGTAATATAACTGCGTCAGCGTCTTGCTCAATTGCGCCTGTGTCGCGCAAATCTTGCAATTGTGGGCGCTTGTCTTTGCTTTTGGTGCTTTCTCTGTTCAACTGGCAGAGGACAACAATGGGTATGCCCAACAGTTTTGCGAGAGCTTTTAAGTTGGCTGAAATATCCGTCATTTCCTCATAGCGCGGTTTATTAGAATTGACTTCATCGGGTTTTATTAACCCAAGATAATCCACAACAATTGCTTCAAGCCCTTTGATTTGCCTTGCTGCTCTACCTATATCAGCAACGGTCATTTTGCTTTTGTCAATCAGATTAAACGGTCTATCCGATAGCACCGCCGCCGTTTCTAACGCTTTGTCACGCTCTGTGTCGGTCATACCGCCTGCCATTAGCTTGTTATAGCTCAATTTGCCCGTTCTCGCCATGCGCTTTGCCATGATTTGAGTACGGCTCATTTCAAGTGATATGACCAACACACTTTTATTGCGTCTTGCAATGTTTTCCGCTATGTTAACGCCAAGTGTTGTTTTGCCCATGCCCGGACGTGCGCCGATGATATACATGCCTTTGCGAAACATACCGCCGCCTAACTTTGAATCAAGCGTTTTAAAGCCTGTCCGACAGAAAGCGAAGTCTGGATTGACCGACACTTTATCGTAATACTCTAGCCAACCGCTTGCCATATCCGAGCTTGATACAATGTCGGTGTTTGCCGCGTCTTTTATATCGTCAATTTGTTCAACGGCTCTGGAAACAATTGCTTGCCAATCTTCGCAATCGTCAACGCTGTCGCCGATCTGACCCGCAATATCAAGAAGTCTGCGCCTATTTGCGGCTTGCTTTGTCAGCTTGCAATATAGCTCGACATTAGCGGCGGTGCTTGTGTTGTTCATACAGTTAATAAGCCATGCAGCATTATCCTTTTTGCCCGCTTTGCTCATTAACTCGCTGATTGAGGCTATGTCAACTTTTTCTCCATTATCGTTCAGCTCAACCGCCGCTAGATATGCCGCTTTGCACCATTCGTCCCCAAAGTCGCTTGTTGTAAGCGAAGCTGATACGATATCAAGCGTTTCGGGCGATATGAGTAAACTGCCGATAACAAATATTTCATTGTGGAGGTCGGTCAATTTTTCTCACCATCTCCCTATCGCCATCTTCGGGCATAAAATATTCGTACCATTCGCCGCCCATTAGAAATTGTTTGTTTGCGGGAGGAGGAGGGGCGTTTTCGCCCTCTCCCTCCGACTCGCTTAATAATGTTTCATTTACATTTACATTATCATTGGGGTTATCTATTGATTTACATAATTTTTTGTGGTATGGGTTTGGAGTTCCTTTTTGAAAGTTGGGATTGCCACCTTTTTTCCCGTTTTCTACGCTTGATTTGTATCGTTTATTGCAACTGTCAAGGTTGGCTTTCATCAGCGTAAACGCAAGCTTGGAGTCATTATCTGTTAGTCTCGGCTCAATATCATCAAGGGCATATCCGATTATCTTTTCAAAGAATGACCACCGCTTATTCTCTGGTAAAAGGTTTATGGCTTCTATGTAGCTTCGGTAGCATACAAATGCGTCTTTAGTTTCTGCCACTTTTGGCTACCTCGTTTCGTTAGATTTTGTTCTTTTTGGTGATAGCCTTAACTTTTTGTTCATACTCTACTGATGTTTTGCATGTTCTGCGTAACTTTGCTTTGTAGGCTTCATATTTACGCAGTTGTTTTGCATAATTATTCATACTATCCACCTCCAAGTATTTCAACAATCCGCTTGCCTGTTTCGGACTTGTCGCAGAATTGCCATTCGACGCCATATCGGTTTGCCATACTGGTCATGGTCATTGCGAGTTTTAGGCTGTTCGCAGGCGGTGAACTGCTGATTTTAATTTTCATCATTTTTCCCGCTTTATGGGCGTTATGTATCTTGTGCCATTGCGCCACTCGCGGATTCTTCCAGTTTGGCACATCGGAGAGCGATTTGATGCCCTCCTGCTCAACGAGGATTATCAGCCTTATACCATTAGCTGTCGCCCTTAATATTTCAGCCTTGAACCGCACATGGTCTTGTATGACGTTGCTATACACCTCTTGCAAATCTTTTTTGGTATCAACGCAAATGGTTTGATTTGTAGGCAAGGTGTAATCCCCCGCGAACAGCTTTGTGCGCTCAATTTTGATACCATTTGCGTCGCAGTGGTCGTGAATGTTCTTGTGTTTGGCTATAGGGTTTCGCGTGTCCTCAAAAATAGTCATTTGCACCGCCTAAAACGGGAGGTCGCCGTCGCCGTTGTCAAGTTCGGAGAACGCCGAACCACCTTGCTCCCCACCGGTAGGTTCAGAAAAACCACCACCGCCAGAACTTTTTGAACCGCAGAAATGAGCCTTGTCAACAGTTAGTTCGATTGTGGAACGCTTATTGCCCTCTTTGTCTTCCCACTCGCGGGTTGACAGCGTACCCTCAACAAGAATCTCCTGACCTTTTGTGAAATACTTCTGTACAAACTCGCCCGTTGTTCTCCAAGCAGTACAAGGCAAAAAGCATTTTGTTTCGGTTTCCTTGTATTTTTCCGACCACGCAACCGTAAAACTTGCCACGGAAGTTCCTGTGCCTGTTGTTCGTAGCTCAACGTCACGAACAAGTCTGCCCTGCAGGATTGTTTTATTCAGCATTGATTAAGGTCTCCCATCCTGTTAATACTTTTGTTGAGCGGCACCAATCGCAGTTACCGCACCGCTCCGGCTCATATAAGCTCTTTTTCAGTCCATCGAAATAAACGATATTGGCTCGAACAATTCCGAACGCTTCGTCCAGAACAACTTGGGGCAGTTCGATTAACGCAATGTCTGGTTCGGGTTTTTCCTTAGTGGCAACAGCCAAACCAAACGGAAGTAGTAAGCCTGTATTCTGCCGGACAATTTCTTGATATATTGCGCCTTGAATGTCGTAGCCCCACGCTTTCCAGAACGGTTGCCATTCGTGCATTTCCTTGTCGTATATTTCAGCCATATCTCGCATGATTTTCATATCAACAATTCTGTCTGGTCTAAGGCTATCAACCTTGATTTTTACTGGAACGCCCTCAATTTCGCCTGTCATTATTGCCTGTGTGCCGCCGGACATAGCTTCCATAAACGCGGGGTCGCGCTCGATACGCTGAATTATGTAGTTGGCTTGCTGATAATCAGTTTTGAGCTGTCCCGCTGTTTTACCAGTAGACGAAATGATTTCGGGGTGCTGCGCTCTGAATAAATCCAGTGTTCCAGAAAAGTGAGCGTCAACATACGAACCGACCAGTAGCGCAGTTGATTCTTCGCGTTCCCATTTGCCGTTGAGTTCCGCAAGCGCACCGTCCTCGCACTTCATAAAGGATTTAAACTGGCTTGTCCCGAAATAGAGTGATTGAGCTTCTTTGCTAAAATAGTTTTCCTCGGTCAGAATCATTCTGCTACCTCCGCTTCGACGGCTGCGGTTTCGTCAATCTTTACAGGCTCTTCCGCGGGCTTCTCTGCGGCTTTCTTGGCTTCGTCGCGCTTCTTCATACAGGCGGCGCACAATGTTGCCCCAAACCGCTTTTGGCTGAACGCCACGACCTGTTGCGGTGTCATGCCGCCTGCCGCCGTAATATCCGACTTGCAATCGGAACATTTAGCTGTTCCTGTTTCGCGCGGAAGAAACTTTCTGATACGGAGTGCATCGACCACGTCCCCGAACGCCTTGACCGATTCAACGCCGATTTGAATTTTTCTTCCAGACCAGTTTTCGATGAATGGTGTTTTAAAGAGCTTTTCGAGCGTCTTTGCGTTGGTCACATTGAGTATCATTGGTTTGACGTTCTCGACAAAACGCACAACCGTACAGTCCTCTTTTTTGCCGTCAGCTCCAATAATGTTTTCAACCTTTACGGATTTGATTGTTACCGTTATGTCTTGCCCCGGTTCGAGCGCATAGGCTCCGAGATAATCGGGGTTGGTCAGCTTTTTCCAGTGGGTTTGTTCGCTCATAGTTCCGTTACCTCCAAGATATTAGAATCAGTTACGCGAGTGGCTATAATCTGTAGCCCCTTATCCTTGCACTTCTTATAGAGCTTATCGCGGCTATCAGAATCGAGCTTTTCCGCACCGTCTATGAGGATGATTTGAAGCTGTCCGGGTTTGCTGATTGATACTTCCACGCAGAGGTCAAGCAATTCGCCATCAGATAGGTTGGATATTGGCAAGCCGTTAATAAGCGGAACGCCGTCCGAATCAACCGATAGCCCCTCAATTGGAATTGTAGCGGTTCTAAGGATTTCGCCCGGCAGCTCTCTGGCAATCTCAATCTTACGGGTTAACTCGTCACTCTGGACTTGGAGCGCATCAATTTCGGTCTGCATGGATTTCATGCGAGAATATTCGTTGAGGTGCTTTTTCATAGCTTCGGCGGTGGTGATTTCTTCGGTCAACGCGGTTACATCAGTAGGCTCCTTGTCGGCGTACTTGTCTGAAATGCCAATATCAGCGTCAAGCTTTGCAATTGCGGCAGTATAGTTCGCTTCGATAACATCGGTTTTATCCTTTAAGGTATCGCCGAGCTTTGCCATCTTGTCCTCTGCGGCTTTTATTTCGGCTTTCAATCTCTCAACGGTAGATTTAAGCCCCTCGCGTTCACTCTGAATTGCCTTTTCGGCGGCGTTTATCTCTATGTCCCTTGTGGCTTGAATGCCGCGCTTCTTGTCGTTGTAAGCGTCACGGAACGATTTTGCTCTGGCTATAACGGAATTGTTTTCTTTGATTTTTTCTAACTCCGCATATTTCTCACCAAGCGAATACTTGTCCCACTTTTCAAACTGATAGCCCGCCGGAATGGTCATTGCAATATCTTCAACAGATTTGCGAATATGCAGCTTGCGGCTGTTTATCTCCTGCCGTGACTGATAGTAAGCGCCGTTATCTGCCTGTATATCTGCGAGGACTTCAAGGATATGCTTTGAGTAGTCGATGTTCTGCGGTATCTCACCGAACTTTTCACGAATCCAGTTGGTGTCCCAAGCAAACTCGATAAGGGAAAGAATGACGCGGTTTTTCTCCTGCCTGTTCATTTCGCAAAATTCAACCGGATTAAGCTGCAACGGCGTAAATATGCAGTTAAGAAATTCAGATGGTCGGCTCTGCAACATCGAACCATCTTTGACCTTGACTGAATCTGCTTTAGTCGTTCTGGTTTTACGGTCAATGGATAACCCCGTGTCGGTTTCAATGATGATTTCGCCCTCGTCTGCGCCCTGTCTGATTATGTAGTCACGGTCACTGCGGTTTGTCAGCGCGTAACGGATTGAATCGAGTACCGATGTTTTGCCGGAACCTTTCGGGCCAGACAGTTCAATGCTTTTTCCATCAAGGTCACATTCGGAAATTCCGAACAAATTGCGTATTGTAATTCGAGTTGTTTTCATTCTTTAATATTCCTCCTTATATTTTAAATAGTGTTGTTAATAACATCCACGCCCACACGCCACCGCACGCAACCAACACGCACACGAAAATAAACTTATCTCGCTTTTCTCGGCGGTATTCTTTTTCTGTCATTTACAACCCCTCCTTTTACTTATCCTCTGGCGGTTGTGGCTTCCTCAGGTTGACAATGCGTTCAATAGCTTTATGGATTTCAACCGATACCATCAGCGCAAGCACACAAAACCCGAATGTTCCTCCGATTATTACTATCCATGCTAAAGCTGTGTATAATGCGCTCATGCTTTCCCCTCCAATCCATCTTGCTTCTCAAGCCAATCAATTGCGATTTTGCGGAATTCTTCGGGGTTGTTATGTACCCAATAACGGCAAGCCGTGCCAGAGGGTACGATTTCCACCATAACGCATCCATTGCAGGGATGACCTAAGCAAATTTTGTCAAGTATTTCATCATTACTCAACCCCTCATATTTCCCCTTGACAGGCTCACTCGGTTCTGTGGCTGTTTCGGCAAATCCGATGGGTTCTGATACATCTTCTTCGCCCATTTCGAGGGGGTCAGGGGTTTGCTTGCTTGTTCGATACTGCTCAACGAATTCTATGTACTGCATTGCTTTGCGCAAATCCTCAATGCCGTTCTTGTCGTTCCAACGCCAAATATACTTGATGATGTTGCCTGTGCAATACGCTTCAAAAGGGTCTGTAATTGTGCTGACCACTGCTTTTATGGCATCGATACATTCCAAACCGCCTTTGCAATAATGGTTGGGGTGTTTTACGTTATCAGCCATTAAAAAATCCTCCTTATAATCCCATCACCTTTGCTTGTTCGGCATACGACACGCCTTTAGCATTAGCAAGTTGTTTAATCTGACTGTATGTAAGCGCCACTTTTGGTTGTGTGACGGTAACAAATGGGTAAAATGCTTGTTCGCGATATTCGCCTTTAAGAGGCGTGTTGTGCTTTTGCGTTACTGCCAGAGACCTCTTACCACTAGCCTTATCAACTTCATACTTTCTTGCTTGTTCGCGGTTAGCTTCGACACGACAACCGTCACAATACTTTTTGACATTTCCGATTTTCAGCATATCTTTGCCGCAACGCACACACTTGATTGTTTGTGTTGGCTTTTTCTGTGCGTGTTGCCATTTGCGAATGGTTTCAAGCCTTGCAATTTCTCGGCAGGTTGGGCAATATTTCGTTTGACCATATGCATTTTTGATTTCTATACCGCAAATGATACAGATTTTGTCTTTCACTCGTTTGACCCCCAATTATCTAGCCACACATAACGATGTTTCCATATTTCCCACCATTTACGGTCAGGATTTTTAACCAGTGGCAAGCATTTGATTAATTTATTCATGTGATACCAACCCATAAACATCACTCGCTTACCTCGCTTTCTCTACGCTTGCCATATGAGCAGAAGTGTTGTTTCTTGTGGTGTAGTTCGTTGTTTTGGCAATATATCCAATTATCACCTATGCGGGATTCACAACTTATTCCGCACTCGCCGCACCTGACAACCTCAACCGCATCTATGGCGGGAATTGCTTCAATGTCGTTACAAATTACGGTTTGACCGTCTCTTGCCCTAATTTTGGACTTAATGTATGCTATAACCGCTTCTCG